CGCTTCGCGCTGGCCGCCATATCCAGCACTTCTTTCTGGTTCATGAACACATCGAATGCCGGGTTTGCCAGCCTGATGGCTTCAACCGAGAAAGGATCGATATCTTCCGGCGCAGTCTGGAGCCGTACCACCGTCCGCGGATCGGCACCAGTCAGGCCATCATCAATCAGCAGGCTGAGCAGGTCGCTCGCATCGGGCGCCTGGGTACTGATAATGATGGAGATGGGGTTATCCTGAGCGGCGGTCGCGGTTTCCAGTGCTTCATAAAGCGGGTCGCGCGGCCCGCGTACCTGCCCCAGCTCATCGTGGGCGACAAATCGCGGTGAGAAACCGTAGGCCGTGGTGGCCTCTGCACTCAGTGCGCGGTAATAAGAGCCCAGCTCAGGGCAGTGAATTTCCTTAGCCGAATCCTTGATAGCCACGTACTGCATCAGCACCGGGTTCATCCGGCACATCTTGGAGGCAAGGTTAAACAGAATGGCCGCCTGGTCGCGCGAGCGCGCGGCAGAATACAGCTGCGAGTTTGGCGCAGCCTCCGGACCCACCAGATAAAGCAGCATCAGCATGGCGGTTTCAACGGTTTTGGCGTTCTTGCGCCCGCGGCTGATGATCGCCCGGCGGGTGCCATGCCTGTTGTCGAAAATGGCCCTGAAGTCGTCTTTCATAAACTCAGCCATTTTCAGTGGCTGGCCGACGAACTTACCCTCAGGAATAACGATATTTCTTTCGCACCAGAGGATATTCCTCTCGGCTCTTGTCAGAGTTTTTTTAGCCATCAAAGAGCCTTAATCAATTTCCCAGGGCTTTTTCTCCCGCGCCATGTTGTTGTTGGCACGGCCAACCGTCTTGGGATCGGCAGTCGCCTGGCGGGTAATTCGAAGACGGGTCGCCAGGGAGGATGCGGAGCGGACCTCGCGCTCGCGCATCGTGAGCAGCTTGTCGTAGCGCTTCAGCCCGTCTTCACGTGACAACCACTCCAGCTCGAATTCTTCAATCTGTGTGGTGAGCAGCCGGGCCTGCACCACATGACGGCAGTACATTTCCATCATGTCGCGGTGCGTTTCGGTGAATGAGCTGGCCGGGTTGTCATTGACCAGCCGGATCCAGACGTTTATCTCCGGGTCGCTGAGGTGTAACGACGGCTGCAGCCTGCTTTCAGCCAGGGCCGGAAGCGAGACGGCCGACGTCGCGGCAAGAGATTTTCTGCCTCGCTGTGCCATCGCATTTTTCCTTTTTTTCTGGACGTTTTTAAAAAAAAGACTGAGGGCGCGGTCTTTAAAAATTTGCCGCCAGACTTTTGCCCCTCCCCCCTGTCCTCATGCCTAGCAAATGAGAATCAGTCTCATTTCTCGATGATCCGCAGGTTTTCGGGGTAAGGGCGGGCTGGCGCCAGTCGTTCGCCAATGCCAGGCGAGAAAGTCAGGCTGACCGTCGGCAGCGTCTCGCCAACCTCATGGCTGAAGGTGATCGCGGTGACGTTTTTGAAGCTCACACCATCAATGCTCAGCTCCACCAGCTTGCCGTCGCGGTATTCAATCTTCAGGTCTTTCATAAGATTTATCCTTCCATCTGCATCTGAGCACCAATGAAGCCGAAAGCAATGGTTGCCTCGCCTTCTGGATACTCAGCAATTACATCACGAAGCTTTTGCTCGGCCTCTTTCACTTTTGCCTGCTGCTCTTCAGATAGCGAAGCAATTAGACCTTTGAACATAAGCAGCGTCTGCTCGTCGTAATTCATTCGATGCTCCTGTTACCAGATAACCCGGCCATCACTGTCGAACTCTGTTACCGTTCCGCCCTTCTCAAGGCGCTGCTTAACCGAGTCGTGGCAGCGTTTGCATAAACTTTGTAAATTTTCCGGGTCATGGAAGAGGGTTTCATCGCCCTTGTGCGGGGTGATGTGGTCAACGATGGAAGCGGATACCACCTGGTTTCGTTTGAGATGAAACTCGCAGAGTGGCTGTTTTTGCAGCTGGTGGTAGCGAAGGCGGTACCAGCGCTTCGTGTTATAGAGATGATGCCAGGGTGAACTGGAAGCCATATTCACTCCAATAAATAAGCCACCAGCGAATCTCAGTGGCGAATTGATAAATTGAAAATGCAGTACATCCGAACTGTGGATAACTTTTAAAAAAAAGCTTCCCGCCCATTAATTGACTTTGAAAGTTCCGTTAGGCTATGAAACGAACTCAACAAACGGGAGGTTCATATGGTGGAAGAACAATTTATCTTTTCAGAAACGATGCGGTTGGTGGCTGCTGAAATTGGTGATCGCGGGTTTGATACCCAAAAGGTTGAGGAGTTATTTAATAAATACTACCCAACAGTGAAAAGCCTTTACCAGCAGCATAAGCGACAACCAGCTCTATCCATAGCCAATATCAAAAGAAAACCGTGAATAATTAAGCCCGCCAGCGGGCTTTTTTATAACATCATGGCTGATTCGCAGCGCTTCACAGCATGGCTAACCGTGTTGTTGTGTAGCAGAGAGAACATCATCAGGCACTCTGCTGTGAAAGCGCGTGGGGATATCTTCTGCCGTGTCGCATGAAAAATTTATTCCGCTTACGCTTGCCACCAGCGAGATATAAACTAGGCTGAACAATGCATCTTGTAAGAATGACTGACGCACAACCACCATGGGTATGCTGGCTTCAGGGATGAAGCACCCCGGGTCACGTACGGGGACTGTAGGAGCAGGACATGCCCAAAATATCAGGAAGGCTTACAAGAAAGGCACCGACAAACTAAGAAGACCAAGACAGATAAATTCTCCTTAGCAGCCCCAGAAATGGGGCATTTTTTTGAGGCGTACCAGAAATACGCCTTGTGATGCTCACGCTTCGTGCAGCCGCTGCTTCAGCAAATAGCCTTCCAGCATCCAGATTTTATTGACGGCGTTTTGGCGCGCAATCTTGCGCCCGATTTCTTCGTCGAAGTTCTCCGGGCTTGCACAAGCGCTTTCGCCGGTAACGGTAAATCCGTTTTTCAGCACCAACACGCAGAATGTCAGAAGGTTTAACTCAGCATGCGCCCCAGTGAGTTGAGTCATTGAGTCCTGCTTGTGCAGGCTTTGCTGCACACCATCTGCTGCCGTGAAGTAATACTCACCTTTAATCAGAGACTGGATGTGGTCAGGCGTCACGCGAGGCGCCACCTTGCCCTTTGCAATAATCTCTTTCTCGATATCCTGGTCGTTCATAATTAATGACCTCTTTGGTTTCAATAAAAAGCCCCGCTAATGCGAGGCTTCAGTATTCTTCGCCGGGCAGTTAGCCGCCCACGCTTTGTTATGCGCCGCAACGTCGGCTTTGGTCTGCCTGTCCATCACGGCTACGTCATGCGCGGTTACGTAAATCGGCCGCACCCAGTCGCAGGCGGTATCGACAACCTCAACCCTTACGCTGCCAGTGGTCGAGCAGCTCGCGATCAACATCATCGCCAGACATATGGTTAACAGACTGTTCAGCATCTGCCGCCCTCTTTGTTGCTTCAACGCGGCGTTCTGCCGCTGCTGCACTGCCTGCGGCGCGCTGTTCTGCCTCACGCGCCCGGGCGTCCGCCTCGGCAGTGTCTTTGCCCTGCGATTTACTGATGCGCCAGGTACCCACCAGCAGGAGCACCAGCGTAATAATGCCGCCGATCAAACCTTCAGCACCCATTACGGTTTCTCCGTCACAGTTGGCTGTTTCACCAGGCGGCCAATGATGCCGCATACCGCCACAACCGCAGTGATGGTGCCCATCCAGCTTGCCGGGATGTTCGCTTTCACATCATCGGGAAGTTGCGACCAGATAAGCGGGATAGCGCCAGCCACTGCCAGCGCCTGAACGCTGAACAACCGCCACCACTTCCGCCAGTTTTCGATAACCATGCTTACCTCACAGTTCGCGCCGGGCGCGCTTATAACGTTCAGCACGGTCATCGAGACCGTTCTGTCCGCCATTGATGATCTGCGTAACCCGGATAACGTCGCCCGGATACTTCAGACAGCCTTTGCTGGTGTAGAACCATGCCGCCGAGCGGGCCGCGTTGGCGTCTTCAGACAGCAGCTCGGGCGTGCTAACCAGGTCAAGCTTCAGCGCTGCGCCGCAGTCTCGGTAATTAGCCAGGCCAGTAATCTGAATCAGGCCGCGCCCGCGGTAGTTCCATCCGTCGCCGGGACCGTTATTGCCGAGGCGCTTGCTGTAAACCAGATTCGCAATGGCGCGCTGGCGCTCCAGAGGCAGCACCTTTTCATACGGCTTGCGGCCAAGCATGCTCGCCTGGTCCTGTGTAAGCCGTCCGGCTCTGACGAAATCCGCCAGGCCTGCGACGCTGTAATTCATACTCTCAACCAGCCGGGTGAAGCCGACAGACTCATGGCCTGTTTGGGCGATAAACATCGCCTGGTCAACCGGTGAGAGAATGCGAAACTCGCGCATCGCCGCGTCAACATGCGGAAACCAGCGCGCAGCTAACCCGGCGCTAAGACCAGCCGCCTTCTGAAATTGTTGTTGGTTCATTCTGGCCTCAGTACCTGGAACAGGCGCGCCACATTACCCCGGGCACGGAACACCGCGGCGCAGATGATTAAGTTGATGATGACCGACGCCCAGTGAACGTGAACGTAGAAGTCGAAGAAGTAACGGAACGGGACGGAGGCATACGCAAGAATAATCAGGTATGCCAGCCATGAGGCCCACCAGCGATGGCGGGCGCCGGGCTTACGGAACAGCATCAGCCTCAGCACAATTGCTGAACACGTCGCTACGTTGGTAAGCACCAGCGGATCACTTATTACCATTGGCTCCCCCTCTCCACCGCTGGAACCACTGCGAGGGGTCCTGCTGGCTGGCGAACGTCAGGATTTTGATCGTCAGCGCTGAGAGGATTACGGCCCCAAGTGCATCGAGCGGCTTGTCGCTATAGTGGGTCAGGCTGGCAAGCTTGGAACCCACCAGCCCGGAACCGTATACACCAGCGATGTAAGAAACAAAGAAATAGGCTGCGCGCCGTACCAGTGTTAAATCTGCGGCGGTGGCGACATAAAAGACCGCACCGGCAAAGGCGCCAAAGATAACGCCGTAATCCGTGCCAGTGAGCAAGCCATAGATACTCGCGCCGGTAAGCGCAGCACCCGCCGAGATAGTTCCTGAAACAGGTTCGGACATGTAGCCCCCTCTATTGCTGTGCATCCTCTCTGAAGAGGGGAAATAAAAAGGCCCGCCGAAGCGAGCCTGAAGGAAACGAACATAAAAAAAGCCAGCCCGGTCAGAGCTGGCGATTAACACACATGCAGTCTTTTTTCCGTGCCGGAAACCATTTGATAACCACATCTGGCTTTAGTGGTTCGCATCAGATGCAATGAGGGGTCTCTTGCTAACGCGTTCAGATACACGGGCTTTACCAGATAGTTAATTATTAGCAGCCAAATATTACCGTCAATAATACAAAGCCATTAAAGACGTAATGGTTACTGTGCAGCGGATAAAAAAAGGCCAGTTCACAGAGAACTGGCCGAGTATCAGGATTCACTCAAGTAAGCTAATTATGGCGTGGCGCCGGGGTTATGCCGGGGAGATGTTGCCGCCACGGTTAAAATATAGATGCCAGGATAAGCGAAGGGGTGACTCCGCTCACAGAGCGAGTAAATCTTTATTCATGCTGGTGGCTGTAACGGACCATCAAGAACCGAAGCCTCTTCTTTCATCGCTACCCAGCCGCTGGTTCCGGCAAAGTGCCAGACGCCGTTAACCAGTTCACCTGTTTCATGGTGCCGCGTTTCTTCCTGCGAATAATACGCCACCAGCTTTTCGCCAGCGTAAAGCACCCAGTAAAAGCCCTCTTCCATCCCTGCCCCCTGTGATTGTTAAACTAAACAGCCAGACGGTGGAATTATAGAGTGGGCTTATAGCGGTGCGATAAGACTTGCTCAATTCTGCTGCCAAACTCACACGATGTTTACCGGGAATAAATAACGCGCTGTCAAAGGCGCCCGCAGACGCCTTTTGCAGAGAGTTATTTAGTTGTTTTAAGCATCGGCAGGAGCAGAAGAACTACCCCGGCCACCAGCACGCCATCCGCCAGGACAGACATCACTTTGCTGGTGAAGTCGATAGCGATAACCAGAAAGAGCAGCACCCC